CTGGAGCCGGCGCCCTAGGTCTGGGAGGGAAAGAAACGCCAATGCGGTCGAGCGCGCCGCCCAGCGAGGGACGCACCCGAACCGATCTTAGTCTGACTCCGCTGCGAGGGCAACCGCTCGCAGCAGCTGCCGCTCGCCCCCTCATCAGCCGTCCTCCCTGCCGCCGTATACGTTCGGCGCCTCTGTCCGAAGCTTGTTCACGTGCCACCACGCCAGCAGCGCGGCGTTGGAGGCCAGCATGCCCCGGAGATGGTCTGGGACGCTCCGGCCCATGTTCCTCTCCACGAGGGCGCACATGGAGGCGAGCGCTACGGAGATGGCGCTGTACAAGACGCGAGGATCGACGTTGTCACGCCTGCACTCGTTGGCGAAGTCTGCCAGCGTCTTGTTGAGCCTCTCGGACAGTCGGACGCTCACCCCTTCCTGGACGGCCCGCATCAGATCGGGCCGAATGGACTGGATGTCAATCATCTCCTCCACCAGGCGGTTCAGCAGCTCGTCCTGGACGGTCTTGGGCGGACTCATTGGTTACCTCCGTCATACTCCATCTTGAGTTTGAGCCGGTACGGGTCCTCCCCGACGCGCTCGACGATGATGCGCGGCTGCTGCCCGTCTGCGAGGATTGTGTTGAGCGTCTCCACCGCCTCGATGGCCCTCTCAATTCGTGACGGGTCGAACCGCCTGGCCGGCGGCAGGGGCGAGGACTGCGCAACCACCGGCTCGATGGTCCCGGCCTCCTCCCCGCCGCCCCGGCGGGCCCGCGCGACGCGCGGCAGGTCCTCCAGCTTGTCGATCTCCAGCGCTGCGATTAGCACGGTGAGCTCGGGTTGCGGCTGGGTGATCTCCCATCTGCAGCGGGTGCGCCGGAAGGGCGGCCGGGGCGTCTGGGACCTTTCTCTGTAATGACTGAACTGGATCCGATAAACGTCGCCCCTCGGCGTCAAGTGGGGCCGCGCCCCAAGCCGGTCGAGGCGCCCGGGGCGCCCCTCCAGTCGCACGAACAGGTTGTCGCTCCAGCCGCTCATCCCGGTCACCTCGCACAGCTCGGCGGTCCACCGCAGCCTCTCCATCCAGTCGGGGCCGGCCGCCTCCGCAATTGTCTGAGGAGCCCTGCTGTCGAGATAGACCGCGAGGCCCGTATGGCCCAGAGTGACAAAACCTCCTGTCCAGCGCGACGGCTCGGGATCGGCCGGCCTGCTCTGGCTGCGCTCGAAGGCCGCGCGCAGCTTCTCCTCCATTGCTGTTCCCATGGTACTCCCCCTTCCTGAGCAGGGCCCGGCGGCCCTACGGTGTTGCAAGGCGCTCCAGGAGGTAGATTGCCCCCAGGAGCGCCAGAGATGACGCGAGGATCGCGATTATGATGCGGACTGCGCTAAGCCGACGCCGCTCCCTCATCGGGCAGCCTCCGCTTCGCAATCCATTCTTCGCTCACCCAGATGCCGTTCTTCTGGCCCTCCACGTGGACCACGTAGCTGACCTTGCGGCGCCTGTTGGTGCGCAGCAGGTGGGGCCGTTCCTGGCCCCATTGGTCGGCCACCGCGACATCGGGGCTCACGCCCGGAGGCACAACGGCCACAACACGGACCTGCCTGGGGCGCTTGCCGACCTGGAGACGCATGGTGTCGCCCTTCCGGTAGACGGCTCCCTTGGGGACGCGGGTGGTGCCGCGTCCCGGCTCGCTGGTGTAGACGGTACTCATGTCCGCACTCCTTTCACTCCACGCCCTCCTGCAGGACGTAGGGAGATAATACCGCGAGCCCACCGAACCAACCGCGTGGTTTTATCTGTTACAGATCCAAGCCCATCCGGCGCAAGGTTTCCTCCGGCGTCACGTCCGACACCGCCCCGTCCTTGAACATGATTTCCGACACGTTCACGTCACCCGCCTTCACCTGTGCCAGCATCTGGTCCGCCCGCTGGGCCGTGTACTGGAGGAGCTGGGCCGTCGTCTGCTCAGCCGTCCGGCCCGGCGCGTCCGCCCCCGTCCCTCCGGCCGTCTGGACGCCCAGCTGGACGTAGATGTTGGCGAACACCTCCAGAAGGCCGATGATGTCGCGGCGCCGGTCCCTCATGCCCGCCTCGCCAGTCTCTGCCAGGTACTGGATCCAGGCCCGGTATACGGTGTCATAGGCCCGAGACTTGTACTCGTGGGCGCCGTCGGGCCCTCGGGTCATGGCGGCCTCCGCATGACGCCGCACCAGCCTGTCGACCAGCTCAGTCATCTTCTCAGTCGGGCGCGTCATCGCTCAGTCCCCCAGAAGGCCGACGAAGCGGCCTGACGAGCGGGTGGTGTCCAGCTCCTCCGGCGCGCCTAGGCGCGGCGCGGCGCCCGCCTCCCGGATGATCGGCGCCTGGAAGACGCGCACAGAGCGCGGGGAGCGCTCCTCAGCGATGACCATGACCACCTCCTGCCGGTCGGGGTGGTCGCTGGGCCGAACCGGCTCCTCCTCGGTCCGCACCCTAGTCACCCACGCCTCCAGGCAGAAGACGCACCTCACAGCGTTGTCCCGCTTGAGCGCGGCCCGCATCAGGGCTGAGATCGCCCCCTTGTGCTCCTCCCGAAAGTCGCCGAAGGCGCAGCTTACCATCGCCCCGTTCGGCCGTTCGTATGTGAGGACCGGCACATTGCCCATCTCATCGGGGCTGTAGCTGAGGTTGCCAGCGGCGATTTCAAATGCCTCGTTGACCATCTCTTGAAGTTTCATGGCACTCTCCCTTCCTGGTTCGCGTCCCCAGGGGTGGGCTCAGCCGAGGGAAGGGAGGGGACCATGACCCCTGCGCCAGATGACCGGTGGCGCTCCCAGCTGAGCCCGCCGCTGGGGACGCGGGCTCCATACGCCGGCTGGATCGGCCGGCGCGGCAGTATCAGGTTATCTTCCGTCCTCTCCGGGGTCTAGCCCGTAATCGCTGGCGCGCAGCGATAGACGTTGGGCGGCTCGTCGAATATTCTGTCTCGGCGCAGCCGCAGCGCGGGTGACTGGACGCCCACCTTCCCCCTTCTCCTCGGGGTGGTCACCGTCCAGTCACCACTCCCGCCACGTGGACGGCGGGATGGCATAGAGGACCATCAGGAGGAAGACGGCGGCTCCGCCTACAAATTCTGGTTCCATGACAATCCCCGGAGCATGGCCTGGACCCACCGGGCCTGAGCAACCGCGTCGGCCTCTCCCTCATGGGCCACCGAGGGCGACGGGCGCAGCTGCGCGCTTGGATCGCGAAGGCTGGCGAGGGTGCGCAAGCATCTCACGTTCTTGTAGCTCCAGGGTATCGCCAGGCCGCAGCGCTGGTAGTACTGCTCAAGCAGAGCGATATCGAAGGTGGGCCCGTTGCCCCACACCCGGCCGTCGGGATGATGGATGCTCGTGAGCCAGAACTCCTGCAGCCTAGACAGAGCCATGTGTGGCGTCAACGCATTCGCCTGGCCATCGATAAACGCGGCACGGGCCTCGTCGCTCTGCCGCATCCACCATAGGATCGTGTTTCCCTGGACCTTGAAGCCCAGGTCGAGCGACATCGCGATGCTCACGCAGAAACTTGTTGACTCTACCGGGCTGTCCGGGTCATCGCTCGCGTTGAAGGCACACAGACCGATCTGCGTGATTACGGAGCCGTGGTCAACGCCCAGCGTCTCAAGATCGATCATCAGGTCACTGTACAGCACGGGCCGCCCTCCCCTTGCGCCGGCCCAGCAACAGACTGTACTCAGACATGGGTTCCTCCCTGCTCTCCCAACAGCCGGCGCTCGGCCTCTTCCTGCAGGATCGGCGCCAGGTTCGGCGCCCGGTAGTTTGGGCCCTTCGCGATCTTGGACGCGACCTTGCCGTCAGCCAGGCGCTCCTTGGTCATGTTCGACGCGTGCACCTCCTCAAAGGCCGCGTCCTTGATCCTGTGGAGCCCCAGCGTCAGGTACGTCCCGTCAAGCACGTACTGGAGGTCAGTCAGCGCGTCGAGCGCCTTGACCAGGTCCCGGGAGGCGAACGCCTCGCTAAGCTCACTCAGTTCCTCCTGGAGGAGGCTGATGCGCTGGTGGAGCAGATTGTCATCCGCCGGGAAGCCGGGCTCCTGCGCGATGTAGGCGTTCATGGCGCGGTGGAACTCGGCTACCATGTCGACGGTCCCGATGGTGTGGACCATCGGGTCATCGGCGCGGTCCAGGATGACCACGGTGGCGCCAGACCGGGATACCGCCGCGTAGGACGCGCCATGGGTGCGTCTCAGCAGCCAGCTGAGGTAGGCCGCAACGCGGCGCACCTTGAGCGACAGTGGCTCCTGAGCCTCCGGCTCGGGGCGCCGGCGCGGAAACAGCTTGTTGATCAATTCAGCCTCCCGCCCATCAGTTGGGAGATGAGCTTTGTCATGTCCGTCGTCTCCTCTTGCGGGGGTGGGGAGATGAGCGCGAACGTGTAGCCCAGCGACTTGTAGCGCGTGTCGAGGAGACAGTGGCTCTCATCGTCCAGACCCAAGACGGCCCGCAGCTGCCTGAACAGGTCGTGGACCTTGGCGTCGCGCTGCAACTTCAGCATCGATGCCGTGGTCAACAGCCGGTTGATCTCGTCGTTGAAGAATTCATTTGTCTCGTCGATCTGGTGGGCGATGGCCGCAGCCTCGCCCACCAGACGAATTGGAACGTGATCGTGATCCATAGCTTTCTCCCTTCCCGCCCTATATTATCTCCCCACGGCGCGGGCCGTTAGCGCTAATTCCTGTCAGAAGGGCGTATCGTCGTGGGCCTCGGGCACGTCCCACTCGCTGGTTCCCTCATAGTTGTTGTCCCAGAAGTCCCGACAGACCTCCAGGCTCGGGAGCTCATAGAAGTATTGTCGAGTGCTCGTCTGGTGCTCGCTTCCGTCGCCCATGATCTGTGTCACGCTCGTCCACCTCTGGACTGACTTGGGATAGGGGGCGGGCATCATGCGGGCGAGGAACTTGCCCAAGGCGACCCGGCTGAGAGGCTTGTACAGCCGCATCTTCTGGGCGTATTCCAGATAGTCCTCGTGCAACGCCTCCTTCAGCACCTCCCGTGGCCAGCCCCCGCCCCGGACGGCGTTCAGGAGGTTACCGGTGGACAGCTTCTCGTGCCACCAGTCCTCCTCGGGGCTGAGGCTCAGCAGCTTCTGCTCACTCAGAGCGGCCGTGCGCGGGAAGGCGCGCACCTCGAAGTTGGACAGATCGCGGCGCATGAGCAGGTGGAGCAGAGCCTCATAACCGCCGTTCTCCATCTGGTCACGGATCGCGCGGAAGTAGGCGTTGTTCTGTTTTGCACCGTCGCCCACATCCAGGACGAAGAAACGGCGCTCGTCACCGCCGGCCGGGACGACCCACTGGCTGTTCGACGCGAGGATGATGTGGAGGAAGTTGGGCGCCGTCTCAGCGTCCACGCCCTTGCCCTCGACGATGAGGGTGTCCTCGGTGACCAGCGTTTTCAGGATGCTCTCGTGCTGCTTGTCGCCGGCATAGAATGCCTCGTCACCGAACAGGATCACGCAGTCACGCAGGTGAGCGTTGAAGGCGCCGACGAGGTGCTTTGAGTTGCTCACCTGCAGGAAGTGGCGACCCCACAGGTGGCCGAAGGTCCGAACGAACATCGACTTGCCGGTGCCCATCCGACCGCGCAACACCACGGCAACCTCGCCCGGCCGATCCGGGAACTGGACCGCGCGGGCCATCCAGTTCAGCAGGTACTCATAGTGCTCCTCGTTGCCCGAGCAGATATTGTCATGGATGTGCTTCAGGTAGAGCGAGCAATCGCCCGGCCGCGCGTCGCAGGCGAAGCCGCGCCACAGGTTGTAGGCGTCCGGCGCCTCGCGGCGCGGAGCGAACACAATTGTGCGGTACTGCCGTCGCGCGGGCTGGGACAGCCACCACTTCCCGAGCGGCATCTGGATCGGCTTGCCGTCCTTGTCCTTTCCCACCTCCACCTGGATGTGCATGTAGCGGTTGCGGAAGTCCTCGAATGACTGCCGCGTGATGCGCGGCCGGTTGAGCATGGTGTCCTCAACCTCGCTGATGACCCGACACTTGCCGCCGATGTCCTCGATGACGGCGTGCTTGTCGTTCAGCTTCGCGAGCCACGGGTTGATCGCGTCTTCGCGCGCCCGGCGGATCGTGTAAGCCACGTACTCCTCGGGCCGGGGCTTGTCGAGCACGGACGCTGAGATGCCGAAGTCTGGATCAAGCAGCACCATCGCGATTGTGTCGTCATCGCAGCCAGCGCGGACCAGCGAGCACACCACCGCCCAAAGGGCCTCAGAGCGCGAGGGATATTTTGTGGGGTCGTCAGGGTCGTCGCCCTGGACGATGAGCATCTTGGTGCGCTGCGGCACGGTATCGGGAAGGTCGTCCACCGACTTGAGGCGACCCAGGTTGCCGCTGATCTTGACGGGGCTCACACCGGAGCCCATGCTGCCGGGCATCTGGACGCGAGGTGCCGGGGTGAAGCGGCTCAGGTCATATACCCGGTCGGGGTGGTGCTCGACGACACGGGCGAGCGCGGCGCGGCGGCCCTTCCTGCGCTTGCGCTCGTCGGGCACGTTAACCGTCCCGGGGAGCCGCATGATGCGGTCGATGTTGTGGCACTTGTCGGCCTGGAGGGCCACCGCGATCTGCTGGTTGTACGCCTCCAGCTCAATCCAGCGCGCCTCGTTGCCCCGGACGGTCTGGGCCTCGGCCAGCGTCCAGAAGCCCTGGAAGCCGCCGCCACTGTCCACGATCCAGGTGGGCGGCGGATCATAGCTGCGCAGCAGGCGCAGCGCCCGCTCACGCTCCAGGTCCAGGTCCTCGCCGGCCCGGGGGTCCACGTCAACGTGGAGACACACCATCTCGGCAATGTCGGTCTTCTTGGCCTTGCTGGACAAGGGCTTGAAGACCTTGTTGACTGTGAAGTAGATGTTCTCAACACCATTGCGCTCATCGATCCACGCCCGCGCCCGATCCTCGCAGGACGGATCGAAGGTTGCGGTCACCGTGCCACCCTGATCCGGCTTGATCGCGGTGAGCACCCACGGGCCCTGGGGGGCCCACGCGCGCAGGAACTCGATAGCCTTGTCAGTCTCTCCCCTCACCTCAGTCTCTCCCCATCTTGCGGAGCTGGATTAACCGCAACTGTTGGTCGGGCGGCAGCCGGGCGGCGTCTCCACTCAGCCAGGCAACTAGCCCGTCCTCAGCAATATCGCTCGTCCACGCGGCGATCTCGTATAGCGTCGCGCGCGGCACGAAGCCGACGCGCTGCCACGCGGTGAAGCCGTCGAACAGAAGCCACTCCCGCCGGACGCGCAGCAGGAGCCACGCGCTGTAGTTTGCCCGCCACCTCCGCATCAGCCAGAGCCTCTGGTGCGGGGTGAAGTGCGGGATGCGCACGGGCGTCTCCGGCCGGCTCGGCCAGTCCGGGAGCGCCTTGAGCTCAATCCAGCCCGTCGTGATATTCACGTCGGGCGTGCCGGCCATGGCGTCATTCTCCACCCTCACCGGGTCCATCCCCGCCCTGACCAGGATCGGTCGCAGGGTGTCCCACATTTGACTCTCGCTCATGGCTCCAGTCCTCGTCAATCAGGTCAACCTGGACGCGCCACCAGTTGCGCAGGTACGATGCTGCCCGCAGCGCCTCGTCTCGCCAGCGCTCCTTCGACGGCGGCGGCAGCACCGCCACCACGCGCCGGATGCCCGCGAAGGCGATGTGCTTGGCGCACTCCATGCAAGGCGCCATGGACGAGTAGAGCGTGGCGCCCCGGGCCAGATGGCCGGCCCGAAGGAGCGCCGCCATCTCGGCGTGGACGACAGCCTTGTACTTTTCCTCGCGGTCGTTCCAGACGCCCAGAGGCGTGTTGGGCGGCAGGTCGTTGCACTCGGTGATCGTGACCGGCCCCCGCGACATCTGTACGGGGAGCGCCACGCCGACACGGGTGGACGGGTCCTGCGACCGCGAGGCTGCGTCAAAGGCAAGGCGGAGGGAGGCCAGATCATCCGCCGTGATCTTCGGCGTCCGGGGCGGCCTGCCCTTACCCCCGTACCTCGGATCCACCGCCTTCCTTGGCTTTCCAACCATTGACCCTGTCCTCCTTTCAGCCCGCTCTCAAACTCTCGGCCACCGTTGCGCCACAACTTGACCGCGCTCGTCGATGTCCTCAATCGCGATCTGGGCGTCGTATATCATGTTCTTGATGGCAGTCCAGACATCGACATCGTCGGGAGCCGCCCCGGCCTCGGCCCGTATCTTACGAACCTGCATCGCCACGCGGAAGCGCTCGACGCTGTCCAATAGGATGGCGAGCTGGTGATCGTCCAACCTCATCGCTCTTGTCCTCCCGCACCACCGTCTCGATAGTCCAGCAAAGCTCAGAGACGCCGTCGATGTCCGACGGACCCTCTGAGATGGAGCCCACGCCCGTGCTCAGAAGGAAGTGGGCCAGCTCATTGGCCATGTCCCTCAGAACCGCCTCGCGGTCGTCAGCCTGCAGGAAGGCTGCCTCGTAGGTGCGTCGCACGTTCAAGCCTCGGATGCACGCTCCCGGCTCCAACACCGTGTAACCGCGCTCGCGCAGCAGATTGGCCATGTCCTCGTATCTGAGCACCTCATGCCTCCCCGTATTCCGGCGACTCACTCATCTCGTCCCTCCCTCAGTGTGGCGCGATTCACCTTGGTCGTCGCCCTCCGCAATAGGGTGGCGAACCTACTAAGCGGGGGCTGCTTCTCGGCCTTGAGTTCCGAAACCAAGGCTTCCAGCAAAATTCTGTTAGCCTCCAGCCTGTCCCTTTCCTCGACGAGGGCGAGGAGCATGACGTGCGCCGCGTACATCGCAGCCCCGGCGGCCGGGCACTCATACCCTGACGAGACGAGGCTGCTCCAAGAGGCAAGTCTCTCCGCCATCTCTCGCACTGCCTGGGTGGTGATGGTCTCATTCATCTCGTCCCTCATCCATGGCGTCGGGATTGGAGGCCATGCTCGCGGCTGACGTTGCGGCGGCCGGCCGGGCCTTTTCATAGGCTTGGTGCGCCAGTATTCCAGGCTGGCCTTCACGCGCTCCTCGGCGGTCTGCATGAGCTCAATCTGGCGCTCCCTGCTGATGGGCGCGCCCGGATCATTCGACGGCCAAGTCTCACACATCTCCGTCTCTCCACTTGAGGGCGGCATTGACAGGGTCGTCGTCACCGCCCAACATTCCGGCGCCTCGCAATCTCTGCTGCGCGTCGCGCAGCGCGTTCTTCATCTGTGCTGTCCTGCGGCGCAAGGGCGCGATCTCGCTGGCGTGGATCTCCGCAACGATCTGCTCTATAAGTCGTTCGAGCGCTTGCGTGACGATGCTGTCTGCGGCGATGTTGCGGGCGAGGTCACGAAAATGGGCGAGGTCACGAAAATCAGGCGCTGGCTTGTTGCGCCTCGTCATCGTCCCGCCTCCGGTGGTGATGGTCTCACTCATCTCGTCCCTCCCTCGGTGAGGTCGCGCCCGCCACCGCCGCGAACACCTCCCATGCGTCCGTCATGTGGCCTCTCCCCAGCTCACGCCCACCTCCACGTCCACCTTGGACGGCAGCTCCATCCGGACACACTCGCACATGATCCGGGCCATCCGTTCGGCCTCGGCCCGGTCGGCGACCGTCCCGTCAACCTCGTCGTGGACCTGCAGCTGCAGGAAGTGACCGGCAGCGTCCAGTTCAACCATCGCCTGCTTGGTCTGGTCGGCGCTGGAGCCCTGGATGAGTCGGTTGAGCGCCTTGTGGGTCCAGTCATAGGTCCCGTCGGGGAGCTGCGGGAAGCGACACCGGCGCCCAGAGTAGGTCGTGATGAAGCCGACGGCCCGGGCCCGCTTCTCGGCGGCCTTGGCCATCTCAGTGGCGAATGGCACCTTCTGGTCAAACTTGTTGATCAGGGCCTGTCCCTCGGGCCCGGCGGCCTCGAACACCCGCGCCCCGTCCCTGATCGCCTGCTGGGCAATCGGGTCCGTGGTCGGCACCACGCCACGCCCCTTGATGTACACGGCCAGCATCGTTGGCAGCCCAAGCTTCTGGCACAGCTTTGGGCCGCCCATGCCGTAGATCTTCCCCAGGAACAGCTCCTTGGCGTCCTTGCGCTTGATGCCGGCCATGTCGGCCATCATCTGGTGGTTGTCGGTGGACGGGTCGTCCCGGTACTTGGCGGCCGCCTCCAACGCTGCCTTGAAGGCGCGCTCGCTGATCAGCCGGTGCCGCCCGGCGACGACGGCCCAGTGCACGAGCCAGCGAGGCTCCTGCTGGCTGTAGTCGTTGGCGCACCACAGCCCGCCCTCCTCCGGCAGGTAGATGGACCTCCACATCGGCCCGATCTCCTCGTCACGGGCCGGCTGCTGCTGCATGTTCGGGTTGGACGAGCTCAGGCGGCCGTAGGCGGCGCCCTCGGTATCGTCCTCGCCCTCCTTCTGGTGCCGGAGCTGGTTGAGCGTACAGTGGATCCGCCCGTTGGTCAAGTGCTCCCGGATGGAGTTGACGAACGTGGTCCGCAGCTGGCTCATCTTCCGGGCTCGCCGCAGGCAGGCGGCGACGGGGTGATCAATTGACTCCAGGAACTCCTTGGTGATGGACGGCCCATCCTTCGTTGTGCGCGGGCAGATCACCCCAATGGCTCTGAGCGCCGGCTCAACAACGAGCGGTTTGAAGGTATCGCCGACCTTGATGTGCACCCCGGTGTCCCGGGCCACCTCGGCCAGCGCGATCTCCTCCTGCTGGATCGCCCAGCGCTCTATCTGGCTCAGCCGATCCTGGTCAACCCGGATGCCGCGCCGCCGCATGCGCACGAGGACGGGCAGCAGCCGGCTCTCCAGGTCGAAGACGTTCCACAGGTTCTGCTCCTCAATTTCCCGCTCCTGGGCGCGCAGGATCGCGAGCGGCAACGCTACGTCCTGCTCAGCGTAGGGCCCGACGAACCGGGCGGGCAGGCGCCAGATCCACTTCTTGACATCCTTCTCCTTCTTGCAGCCGTAGGCGAATGCCGCCTCAATCAGTCCGCGCTCATCCTTGCCCACCCCGAGGCGGCGCTGGCCGATGTTCTCCAGGCTGTAGCTGTACTGAAGCTCATCCAGAAGCGGCTCCGCAATGGTTACATCGCGGAACCATTGAGCCTGCTTGAACTCGATGCCCTCGTTGGCGAGGCCGTCCAGATCGTACCCAAGGTTGGCTCCCACGACGGTGCCCCGGAAGTTGGCTGCCTGCTCGCGCAGGTAGCCAAGCACAGCGCGCTCGTCCAGGTTGTCGCCCTCGGCGTGCCTGATGGGAAGGTAGAACTTTGGGCCGTCCTCGATGGCCACCGCCACGCCGGTGATGTAGGCCCCGCGTCTCCAGCCAGGTCCGAGGGTGCGCAGATGGTCGTCCCGGCTCTCGACGTCAATGGCGATCCGGCGCGCGTCGCCCCACTGGGGCAGCGAGCTGAGCGAGGGCGGGGACCAGGATGCGCAGGGCGTGAACAGCGGGAGTTGCATCGATCTCCTCGTACAGTTTGAAACTAGCCTCCGCCAACTCATCGTCGTAGTCGAGCCGGGCGCCGAAGACCTTCAATGCGTGCTCGACGGACTTGCGGTGGCGGTTGAAGGCGCGGCCGGTCCACGTCAAGTTGAATGTGAAGTTGGCGTGGAGGTAGATCGCCTGGTGGCGAACTGCGACAAGATCGGCGTCGCGGGCGCTCCCGAGGATGGACGCCCGGTTGATGTGGCCCTGCCGGCCGTTCAGCCCTTTCACCAACCGGTCGATGATCTCGTCCCGCAGGTCATTGCAAAGACCGCCGGCCTCAGACAGGACCGCCGCCCGCTCGGCGTCCGACAACCTCCTGATGTGGTTAGACATTCACAACTCCTCTGGCAACCAGCTCGGCCTCCACCAGCATGAGATAGCGGCGCAGGTCCCGGATGTCATCGATCAGCCCTTCATCGCGGGGATCGGCGGCGACGGCGGCGAACACGTCCCAGGGCGCAACGGGGTTCTCAGCGTTCGACATGTTGGCTGTGCACTGATCCATGTCGTGGGGCCGCAGAGCGTTCTCGATGCGGTCCCACTTCCGGGCCAGCATCATGAAGGCCCCGATACCGCCGCGCCGCTTCCAGCTGGATCCGTAGTGGAGTTCAGCGATCCTGAGCGCAGCAACATCAGCCGCTGCGACCCGGTCAATATGTTCAATGTGCGTCGAAGTCGAATTCAGGTGCGAAGTCATCGTTTTCCTCCGGATTGAAGTGGTCCTTGATCCACTTGTCGGCCTCGTCCGCATCCTCGGGCATTCGAGCCCAGACCCATCGGACGCACTCGACAAACTCTTGCATATCGTGGGGCAACGGCTTCTTGAGCCAGCCTGCCTCGATGCGCAGCCTGATCTCCTCCGTCTGCTGGTTGCCCATCCGGTACTGTTCCAGGCACCACAGCCAGAGCTCCAGACGGTCCAGGGCCTTGAGAACGTCCCTGTGCTCTGGGCTGAGCTGGTGCGCATCGGGGATGCCGAAGCGGGCGCAGATGTCCTCGTCCATCGCCCTCAGAGCGGACGCCAACTCCGGATGGTCGTCGATGACATGCCCCGGGATGTCGCCCGTGAAGCGCTCGGGTGCGTCATGGAACAGAGCAGCCGGGCCAAGAGTAGCCCAGAGCTGCGGCCGGAAGGCCCAGAGCAGCACGAGCACGTTGTACACGTGAATCGCGTTGTTGTACTCCCCATGGAACGGCACCCTGTGAACACGCCGGACGGCGCCGCTCTCCCGGCCGATCTTGGTGATCTTCAGAACTCTCTCAAGCGTGCGCGTTTCCACTGTCCTCTCCCCTTCCGTAGTCAACTCCGTCGTCCTGGGCCCTGACCCAGGCCCGGTGCCGTCCCTCGATCCACCTTGAGCAGGCGATCCTCCAGTCGCTGGCCTGACACTGCTGAACGATCTCCAGAGCGCCGATGTATCGATCCTCCCCGCGCGTGTCGCGGTAGTGCCGGTGGGCCATCACAATCGGGCACGCCACCGTCGTGAAGAAGCGGTGATGTAGTTTCGGGTGCGTCGGCTCCTGCCAGAAGATGGTCAGGTCTGCGTCCCACTTGATCTGGGCGTGGGGCATCTCGTCCATGATGGGGAACGGCTGTGCCAGCCCAAGCTTGTACATGCAGTGACGCTCCACCTCCTGGGGCCGGTCGGGGATGCTCATCCCCGCCATGACCTCGGTGTAGGCGTGATAGTTGTTCGAGAACTGGTACATGAAGCCCACGTCGCACCCGAGGGAGCGGGCGACGTACTCCAGCAGCACCGAGAAGTGGACCGCGTTCGCACCGTGGGCGCCCCAGATCGCGTCATTGGAGCGACAGCAGATAGTCATGTTGACCCGGCCTCGGGTCACCCCGAGGTACACGTGCGTGTTGCAAGGCACGTCCCGGCCGCCCGCGTCGGCCGCGTCGATGTCGGCCCTCGGATCCCACATCCCAATGACCACCCGGCGGTCATTGGGATCCTTGCGCAGCCTCTGGATTGCCCAGGCCAGCTGGTCACGGTCGAAGTGCCGGCGCCAGCGGTGGCCGTAGGCGCCCGGCTGTGTCTTGCCGCCGTCGTCGCTGAATTGCGCCATGCGGCTGACGTATGGAGTGAGCGCCGCCAGATCGTTCCGGCCGGCGAGCATCCACAGGCTCTCAACGAAGTGGAAGAATGGGTTTTCGTTGCGTCCCGGAAGGGATAGCACCCGCTCGTCGGGCCGATGGGTCACGGTGGTCACCGGCGCCGGCGCGACGATCACCGGACCGTTGCGGCTCGACTGCTCGACGCCGTGCTTAAGCAGAGTAGACAGACCTCCGGCGAGTGCGAAGTTGACGTTGCGGACCTCGTTAACGAACATGTCTCACCTGCGATACTTGTAGTTGCGCCAAAGGCCGACGGCGGCGAGAGCGGCCCCGATGGCCACCCAGGCCCAAGCGTCATCCGGCGGGGTTGTCAGCCACGTCCACACCGCCCTGCAGCCTCATCAGTAACCCCTCCCCGGGACATACTTGGCTCGCGGACGACCCTCGCCGTTGCGTACTCTCAGATATTTGTCTACCTCGCACAGCGAGTGCTCCACGTCCCTCATCTCCAGCTTCGGTACGTGGAGGCCCAGGACATCAGAGGGCTCACCGCCGCTCGTCAGTTCCTCGTCAGTCGGGCTGTGGTACGTGGCCCGCTGAGAGTTGAGACGTTCCAGGATGTCCTGCATGAGCGCGACAGCGTGCGACGGAGACATCCTCTGAGACGGGTCCACCCCGAGGAGCCGGTTGAGGCCGCGCAGAGCACCAGGCCCGGCGTTGGCCCAGGTCATGATGTCCGGCGCCTGTCCGAGATAGCGTGTGTGGCGCATGTCCG